CTGGCCACATCGCTAGTGTATTTTAGAATGCCAGTTCCAGCATCTTTAATAATTGAGTTGCTTCCGTCATGGTAGATTTCTAGGTCATCGCTAGTTCCAAACGTGAGCTTGTCACTGTCTCCTAAAGCAATGCCGCCGTTTGCAGCAATTTCTGTTGAGAAAGTATTGTTGCCTGTAAAGTCATTGTTACCAGCAAGAGTTACATAACCAGTACTACCACCTGTGCTTGTAATAGTAAAGTTAGGGTATGTTCCTGTAACAGTGGTAGTGCCAGCACCAGTAAGTGCAACAGTTTGATCAGGAGAATCATTGGTAATAGTAAAGTTAGGATAAGTACCGGAAGCGCTAATCCCTGTGCCGCCCGTTAAAGATACCGTCTGATCAGGAGAATCATTTGTAACAGTAAAATTAGGGTATGTTCCAGATGTGCTTATGCCTGTACCGCCAGTTAAAGCGACAGTCTGATCAGGAGCAGTGTTAGCGAAGACTGTCCCACTAAGGCTAAGACCTGAACCCGCAGTGTAAGTTGTTCCCGATCCAGTAATAGTAAAGTTAGGGTATGTTCCTGTTACATTAGTTGTACCAGCACCCGTTAATGAAACAGTTTGATCAGGAGCAGTATTGCTAAACTCATTGCCAGCACTTAAAGCAAGTCCAGATCCTGCTGTATACTGTGTCCCAATGCTGGCTGGATCAGCAACTTGTACCGCACCAGTCGTATCGTGAAACTTTAGGAACTTACCTTTACGCTGATCCTTTAGTGGAAGAACCATGCTAATCGGAACATTCTCAGCATCGCTTAATCTAATGGTTCTATCGATAGCGTTTTCATTTTGTATAGCGCCAATGTAAATCTTATCAAAATCACCATTAACATCTTCAGCTAAGAAAGCGCCGTTTTCTTGGTAGTTAGTATCGCGAGTCACAGGCATGGTTAATACAATACTGACTGTATCGTTAACACTAGCAGCCGTGTCTAAGACAAAAGTACCACCAGCAACTGTACCAATATTGTTAACAGTATAGTCAGCAGGGTTAACTACGACATTGTTCTTATAGACAGTTACGTCAGAAGCTGTCAGCACTCTAAAGGTATACTGGAATGTATCTTGCCCAGCAGAGGCGCTGTAGTCATTGCGAGTAGAAGTTGCAGTTACGGTCATTTTGACACCCTTTTAATTTGGTTCGATTATACTATAATTTGGTTGTTTTTTATATGGCTACTCGGCCAGCCGTTCGATTCCTCTGATGTACGAAAGGTTTTGCAGAATCAGTAATCTGCGTAGCGCCCTAACATCCGCATCAGTCATTGGTTCAGAGCTGGTAAGAGCGTTGCTTGCTGCTACAGTGGTGCTCAGAAGACTGCCAAATGTTGGCCCTAAGATAGACTCTGAAACGCTGCGAGACACAAACCTAGAAGCTGGCGCGCTAATACCAAGAACAGAACGCAAACCTACAGAGTTGCCTGAAACCTTTTCAACAGTGTTATGAATTTCGGCCAAAATGCCTGTAGCACCGGAACGATCAATCCCTTCCAAAATCCATTCTGCCGGATCATCACTTGTTTCTCTTCCTGCAATATTCTGCTTCAAGTAGTATGAGAACATTCCCATACCTACTAGCGAAATCATTCCGCCCATAGCGTTGTGGTCTTGGCCCTGCACTCCAGCAACCAATACACGCTGTGTGGCTGACAATACAAATGACCTAAACTGACCAATACTTTTACCTAGCTCGGAGGACATAAACAACGGCTTCTCTTGACCTGGAATAATAATTACTCGGTCAGATTCCTTTCGCATGGCGGCACCCCACATTCGTTCTAGGTCAGGACGATCCCAGTTCTTAGCGTTAGTGATCCATACGCCATCTTCATTCTTGCCGTGTTTTCTAACCTGAGCCATCATGTCTTTTGCTGACTGCTCGTCAATTCCCAGTCTAGATAGCCGCTTGTCGAACTTACCTTTAGATAACCCGTCAAAGATGGAGGTCTGCATAGTCACAGCGTGTAACTGCTTCATTCCTGAAGTCCAGTAGTCCAAGAAGTTAATACGACCAAACTTATTGGCAGCTCCACTAAGACCCCTTTCAATCATTGTGCCGCCTTGAGTGTAATCACCTACGTCAGCTATGACTTCAGATTTGCCGGACATAAGCACATCAGTACCAATGCCATATCGCTTTGCCTCAGAAGCCGCCAGCTTAAACTGCTTAGTATTGGTTGCAAGTGGCCCCAGTCCTTTTGAGAATGTTTTAACAAATCCTTCTGCCATGAGAATCCGCGCAGCATCAGGCAAGCTCGATACAGTTACACCACCCAGTAATCTTAGGTAGTTTAGATCCCTAGTTGACCTGCCGATGCGAGTCCAAATATTATCTTCCTGAAATCCGTACACACCTCTTATTCGATCACGCATACCAGCAATGTCACGAATGTCTGCATCCATCTTCTTCCCTAAAGCAATAGCATTTTTACCGTCAGCAGTTTCCATAAGAATGGTGTAGTAATCTTGTATTTGCTTAATTTCATCTTCAAGGGTGACACTGCCAAACTTTCTAGTTAACTCAATGTCAGCTCCAGTTTGCTGTAGGTATCTTGTTCCTAAAACCTCAATATCATTTTCAAGGAACTCTTCGATCAGATCATCATCAATAGTAAACTTACGCGCTCTTAACGGGCCTCGCAAAGCAGTAGCGCCACCAAGACTAGAACCTCCACTACCAGAGCTAAACCCTTCCCCCATCTTCCAGTCGTATGGCAATCTGCCATCAGGTGTACCATTAATTCTCTGGGCAATCTGTCTGGCAATGCTTTCATAGTCTTCAGGGTCAAAGTCCTTGCCCTTTTTAAACTCAGCCTTATCTATAATAGCTTGGAGCTTGGCCACATCAGCACCCTCTGCTGCATCAATTTGTTCAGACGCATCTTTGGCTTGCTGGTATAAGGTCTCATCTTTATCCTTTAGCCACTTAGATACCTTAGATACAAAGGACGGTAGGTTAGCCTGGATCTTCTGCTTGTTGTAAACCCTGTTCAAATAGTTCACAGATGTTGCTACATCTACACCTTCAGGAAGCATGTTAAGATCAATCATCTCGTCACGCAAAGGGTTGTATAGCTCTTTACGCCAGTAGTCCGCAGACTGCTTTACCTCTGGTATGTCACTCTCGCCAGTACGAACAGCTCTTGATACAGCCTCATTAAATTCTCGGCGTTTTAATACTGCCTTTTTTGGGTCGTAAAATGTTCTTGTTCCCGTTTCTGTTTTTTCTGCCTTTATCACTCCACCTTTTTTTCTATACTGATCGTAAAGCTTGTTGTTATTGTCGATAGAAGAATACAGCCTGCCGCTTTTAATCTTGGATAAAGACTCAACGGATTGCAGTGGAGCACCATCAACGTCTACTGGATTTTCTGCCAGCATGTTAACAACTCTGCGCGTAACAAGTGCGTCACTGGTCATGGTACGGCCCAAAGGATCAAATGAAAGCGCTTTAACTAAAGCTTTAGCAACCTTACCTTTAACTTCAAACGTACCTTCTACTGTACGTGCGGCACCAACACTGTCATAACCTTCCTGAACATTAGCGGCACTAAGAGAAGGGTTTTCCCCTCGCGCAATCTTGGCTTCTGGATCCATCACATCAGCAAGCTCTTGAATAGCTTTTTCATCAATCCCGTAATTAGCAAGCTTTTGCACGCCAACGCCCAGAACACCACCTAATAGCGTGCCCGCGCTAATGTTAACTGCTGACTCACCGTAAGTCCTTGTAAGCTGCGTAGAGTGTAGTGCGGCCTCCTGCACAGCAGTCTCAACACCAACAATAGATCCTGTAACAGCAGCACTGCTTAGTATGCTCTTTCCTGCACGATAAGTATTGGCAACAGCGCCACCGATAGAAAGTAATGATATGGGGTCAGCAATTACAACAGGCAGCCCTAGAATAAAAGATGTAGCCCCGCCCCTAGCAATTGTGTCTCTATCTTTACGCTCTCTAGCAAACTGGCTTCTAAGAACGTCAAGCTCACTGTCGCTATCAGCATACATGCCAGACATAACAAACGCTTCATCACTCCGCTCGTCTTCTGTAAAGCGTGAGTAAGCATCGTAATCAGGGTCATCTTTAGTATCGGGTAAACCTACAGGCTCGGCAAGCCAAGAACCAATCATGTTTTCTTGACGAAACAATGCCCCAGTAATTTCACCTAACGTGGGTTCCTCTTGAATGTCTTGAGGAGCAAGTGTTAGCTTTTCGCTAATTAACTGTGTTTCTGACGATGGCACAAACGGCATATTACTTATTCTCCATCTTTATAAAAAGGATCAAGCCCTTCGGCAATTCTTTTTCTTGCATGAGCAGCGGCTTTTCTTTGAATTGCAATAGGAACTTCTTTGCCTTCAGGAAGTGTCCTTAATGTTTCAACTTCTGCTTCAGTGAGAGTAGGAACCATAGATGGAACATCCATCTCAGTGCCGTCTATTTTAACGCCAATAGAAAACTCAGTCATAGTCCCGCCATCATCTCTTTTTATTGGGCCTAAAAATCCTATCTCTGATTTTTTAGAGCCGTCTGGACGCGCCATGCCTTGACCCTTAGTTTTCCGCAAAGA